AATTTACCATTAACTATGTTATTCTGTATAGAATCACAAAAAATAATTGATGTTCGTACATCCATAGTACTCAACTCCTTATAATATTTTAAGTATATTATAACATGTTTTCTAGTATTTGTACACAGCCACATAAGTAAATATTTTAATAATAAATAATATATTTTAAAATATTGTACGTATGCTGTTCTGTTTATTTGTTAAAAAGTCCTTATCTATACGCAAACAAAATCAGCCGGCAAGGAATAATCCCTGTCGGCTGAAATTCTACCTACTTAATCTTAATTTTCTGCCCAACATAAATGAGATTAGCGTTCTTGATACCATTATTCTTAGCAAGCTTCGCAACAGTGGTCTTGTAGCGCTGTGCGATGCCCGAGAGCGTGTCTCCACGCTTTACAGTATAAGTTACTGTCTTCTTTGTGGAGCTTGTAGTCGGCTTGCTAGTCGGTCTGATAGCCTGCTTCTTAAAGCCGTTCAGCCCTGCCGCCTTGATCTTCGCAGGATAGTCCACATAGCAGATGTCCATATCAACATTGCCGCTGATACCGCTGACTCTGCCAGTGGAGCTGTACTGCCACATACCATATGTTCCGCCGTAGTTGCAGCGTGAGCCGTACTCAGCGACCCACAGGGCATACCTCTTGGCAACAGAGGCAGATATGTACTGCTGTAAAGGCGAACGGCTAATATACAGTCCTGCCCAGTAGCCTGCGTGTTCAAGTGCATTGCAGAAAGTCTTGACAAGGCTGTTGCAAAATGCTCTGCCCTTTGCGAACTGTGAACGTTCCTCGAGGTCAAAGTATATCGGATACTCAAACGTCTTGCCCTTGATAGCGTTGATACAGGTCTGAGCCTCTGCCTTTGCTTCAGCGACAGTTGCCGCATAGCTGTACCAGTAAGCACCGACCTTTAGCCCTGCCGCCTTAGCTGCCTTGTAGTGGCTCTCGAAATATGGGTCTTTCTGATTTGCGTACTTGCCGAAGCCAGCACGAATGATAACGAAATCGACCCCCGAAGCTTTTACCTTTTTGAAGTCAATGCTCTGCTGATACTGTGAAACGTCAATACCCTTGAATGTCTTTGCCATAAAATTACTTCCTTTCTAAATCATCAATCCTGTGATTAGCCACCTTGATTTTCTCATCAATCAAAGCATAATCCTGTTCCAGTTTATAGGTGCGAGCAATAACACTGTTGTGCTTGTCCACACGCTCAGACAGCTTGTCTATCTTGTACTCGATAAGCTTCTGGCTATCATACTGCGCCTGTTGTATCGTTTTCTGGCTATCATACTGCGCCTGCTGCATAGTCTTACGGCTGTTAGATGCTATGACAATCTGACACACTACCGCCGAAGCCGCCGTTATCAGTGCGACTATTATCGCTTCCGTCACTCATCATCACCTGACTTTCTTTTGGCTGACTGCGTGCCGAAATAGAACGATATCACCACAGTAAACACCGTGATGAACTGATCTGCTGAAATCGTGCGGCGCAGTGCCAACACGCAGAACACCGCTGTCAAGAACAGTGTTACAATGGACTTTACATCAATGAGTTTCGCTAACTTCTGCTTCATGGTATACCTCCTTTGTTATCATCTCATACTCCTCAGCCGTGATCCACTTGCCGACGGCGGCGTTTACCATAGCAACCGACCACAAACGGCTGTCATAGTACCTCTTGACCTTGACGTAGTTCTTACTCATCACCGCTCACCTCCAATTCTACACCGTTCAGCATAGCCAGAAAATCGACGTTTGCCTTTATCCTGTCTATCTCGGTGACCTTTGGTTTGCTGAAATTATCTTCCGTCAGCCCTGCGGCTTTCATCATTTTCTTCTGTAGCTCCGTCATGTTGTATCTCCCACTTCTGATAGTTTCACGATATACTCTTCTTCATTCGGAACAGGTATGCGATAGCTGTCGTTGCTGCTTCTGAACGTGATTGAACCGCCTGCTTCGACCTCAACGTTTCGTAGAAAATCATCAGGTATCAGGTCTGAAATGTCGGTGACGATAGGGGTTTCCAATTCGTAATATAGCATTACGCCCTGCATTGCCTGTTTGAATGCGGTAGCGTCGGTGTAGGCGGTGTTCCGTATAGTTATATAATCATTTGCTGTTTTTACCGCAGAAGCCTTCATGTTATCGGTTTTAGTCGTTATATCATTGAAACAAACTATGTCATATTTTGCGACAACTATATTTGGAACGATTCCGAACGATTCAGAAAATTTTCCTGTTATACTATCAGCAATCGCATAGAATCGTTGCTGTTCGGGTCGATATGACCATGCCAGCGTCCCCAAATCAACGCTGCTCACGCACTGAACGTATCGTTTATTCTCATAATCAACGTAGTTTCGTGCCGTTCCTGCACTCCAACCGTAGCCAGGCAGTGCCCTAATGGTTTCTGGGATTGGGTAAACGTTGCTGTGGTAGGGGGCGTAGGCTGGCATGGTATCTGATTTGTATATACCATCCACAAGCATTATATCAAATGCGTCAGCTATTGATTGCATGGTTTCTTTGTTACCTGGATAACATGCCACCATAATTTGTGTTGAATCGGTCATATCCCTAGAATTTGTTATAGTTTCTCTGACACCATTCGATGTAATCAGCCAGTTTGCCATTGTGTTGCCATGAACATACACAATTCCAAACGACACATTTGTCGGACACGTTTTTTCGTCTTTCAGGGCTATTTGTAGTGTTTTATTTGTGTCAATTTCAAAACCGTAATACAGACCTAATGCTGCACATTTTTCAACATCAAACAAATTTCGTCCCTGCTCCACAACCTCTGTCACCCCAGCACTAACAATTTCCCCGTCAATGACCTCAGAATGACCGCCTATTGACTTCACGCTCATCAGCTTACCACCTGTAGGCACTGCTTTCTGATACGCCGTTTCGCTGTCCGTTTCAAATTTATGGGTCACACCCTGACCGATGGAATACAGTGCGTCCACACGCCTTTGCAACTCTTTATCCGTCAGCTTTACGTTAGCTATTTCAGCTGTATTCTCGGCTATCTTCCCGACAGCCGTCACATAATCATCAGGCAAACTGTCAGCCACCGCCTGTGCTGTCTGCGCAGCGGTTTCAGCGGCTGTTCTGTCTTCTGCGACCTTAGCGGCATTTTCTGCCACTGTCGCCTTGTCAACCGTGACCTGTTCCGCCATTTCCTGCACCGCCTGTCTGTCTGCCGCAGTGCTGTCAGCATTGGTCTTAGCAGTTTTAGCGTAGCCTGCTGTTATATTCTTATCAGCTGTGGTTTGCTGTGCCGCCGTTGATGCTTGGGCTGCGGATATCTTTGCGGCGTTCTGTGCAGTGACCGCCTGCTGACGTGCGATTTCTGCACCCTGCATGGCGGTGTCTGCCTGTGTTGCGGACGTTTCAGCCGCCGCCTTTGCGGTCTCAGCACGGCTTGCCGCCTGCGTTGCCGTATCGGCTGATACTCCTGCGGCTGTGGCAGATTTCTTTGCGTCCTCAGCAGACGTTGTCGCTGTTTCTGCGGCGGTGACGGCTGTCTGCATATCTGCGTGCGCCTGTTTACCTATGGCGCCTATGCGGTCTAGTGCGTCCATCGCCACATCAGGTGACGGCACGGCATTATCACCGATAGCCGCACCTATTCTCAGACGGAAAATGCGTGATTTTTTAACTAAAATATACTCATCGCCTGACAGTTTTTTTGCACATATCTGACAGCTGACTGTCTGCGCCGACCGCAAGATATCAGCAGTAGGCGTCCATGTGCCGTCTGTGATATCGACCTCATAGGCAGTGCCGTCGCCGTAGTCTATCGTTAACACATAGCGGTCTGCGCCGTCTACTGTCAGCCCTTCGACCGACACAGGACGGGCATTAGTTTCACCGACATAGCCCAGCAATGCAGTGTTCAGTGTTACGTCATAATCTGCATTTAATGTTATCGTCATTTAATCACCCCTCTTTACTCTATTGCAATGTAGTCAACATAGTATGTTCCTGTTGGAACGGTTTCCAATGTTGGCCCGTTATTAGCTCCCATGCAGACACTCATATAGTATGACGTTCCTGACCCATAAACGTGGGTGCAGTAGTTCTGATATGGTGTTGGTGTGTCTGTCTGCCGTAGCGTTGCTATTACCTGTTTAGGTGCAAATGTCAGTCCAAGCGGTATCTGCATCAATGGATTCGCTTTCGTCATCTTGTATTCCACAGTGCCATAGTGTATCTTGCCGGCTCGGCTCAGTATTTCATCGATTTCCTCACCTGCGTGTTGCATAGGATAGTCATTTTCTGTGATGTCTTGTGTCAATGTCAAATTTTCATCAGCCATTATCTCGCCCCCTTAAAGCTGTTCTTCTACCGACAAACCTACCGCCGAAATATCAGCACTCAGTCCGCCGTCAAAGGTAAATCCTAAATTCGTTATTGGTATGTCATAGCTGTCTGCGCCGTTGGTGTAGGTCACCACGTCCCCTATGTCGAAACGTGGATCACCAAGTCTGTGGTATAGCTCAGTGGTGTACCACGAAAAACCTCCTATCCTGCGCCACAGAGATTGCAAAAGTGATTCGGTCATGTATGGGTTTTCAAATTCCAGCACACGCCCTCGTGTTGTATCTGTCACACCAAGCGACAGCGTTACATCTTCACCGACTTTGCAGATAATGCCCACGATAACGTTCTGCCTTTCTGACAGTGTTGGCAGGTCTATTGTGTTGTTATCCAATGTTTTCACGCTCTTGCCATACCACTTTCGGACGTACTTTCCGTACCTGTCAACATACCCAAACTCGCCCTGAGCAGAAGCCAGATAGGACAACATTTGTCGCATGGTCACGTCCTTTGGCAATGAGCTGACCTTGAAGTAAAAGTATTTTGAGTACAGCAGTCTGCCTTTGTTATCTCTTAGCCGTCTGCCGTTCTTATCACGCAGCAGCCGCACCCGTGTATAGTCATTGCCGTTTTGCAAGCCCAATTGTCTGCATATGTCGTCTTCAACGGATCTATTCCAGTTTGGCATAGGGATATGCGGCACATATGGTTTGTCGGAAAAATATAATCTGTCCGCCATTGTCAGCTGAACACTGCCGCCCGACTTTTTCGACTTCACGCAGGTGAAACGTCCCATTGGTATCTTTTCGCCTGCGAGTATGCCGCTAGTTTCGTAGTCTACGAGATACAAATATGTGTCATACTCTTTGCCAAGAAACGCTGTTTCAGTGTCACTTATGGTCATGTTCCACGATTGTGAACATACTGCGCCCAGCTCGATGTCGTCGGAAAGGCTTGTTGCCTGCATTGAGCTGTCAGCTGACATAATGCTGTCACCTGATATAACGCCCTCTGCATTCTCTATCCACAGTCGCCAAGTACGGCAATAGCTCTCGATACGCTGTGCCACAAGCTCCCCTGTTTTGTACATTCAAACGCCCCCTTACTGCATTATCAAGTCCACCGCAACGCCTTTGCAGAACTGTTTGTTCTCGTCCCAGCCGAAAACCTCATAAGTTGGGTCGCTTGCGTAAACGTCAAAAGTGCTTTCCTGAAATGTCTCATCAAGGAGCGTGATACTGAAAAACGGACTGTCAACGTTGGAGATATACTCATTGAGCTTTGCCGTCTCCTCACCTGTGAGATGATACCATTTTAATGTGACAGTTTTCTTTATGGCTCTTATATCGCCCACCATTTTACAGTTAGCCGTCCGCCCTGCATTGTTCGACCATATTTTGTTGTTTGTAAAGCTCACTTCCGCAGGTGTGGCGACCCTTTCGCTGCCGAATATAAGTCCTCTGCTTTTCATTTTCTGCACCTCCTATGCCCTTATTGGCGACCTGCCGTTGCGCTTGATATAGTCGTTGATATCATCAATAACTATCTGTGTGATAGTCCTGCCATTGAGCGTAAGCGGTATGGTAACGCTTATCTTCTGGTTTCCGCCTGCTCCACCGTAAGACACAAGAGCCTGCAAAACAGCCTGCGTGATAGTATCAAGCGGTGCCTCGATATTCGTGCCACGCTTCTGATCGCCCAGAACTGCAAGAAACTCAGAATTCGGCGGTATTACTGCACCTTGGGCAAGTTTGGGTATTTCGGGGATAGTTATAGGGTCATATCCCCACATCTCATCAAAAGGCGTAAAACCAGCAATCTCAATATCACGAATGTCATTTAAAATGCCATTCAGAAATTCCAGCGGAGCAGCAATGACCTTATTGATTCCCCCTATAAGACCATTAACTACTGTTGTGAAAACTCCTGCTATTCCCTCTTTTATTCCGTCAAATATTTTTCCACCTGTGCTAAATACATCTTTGACAGCCTGCCAAGCTTTAGAGAATATATCCTTAAACCAATCAGCAACCTTTTTGAATGGTGCTTTTATGGCTACCCATAAATTTCTGAAAAACTCTGCCGTAGTAGCAAATGCTTTCCTAATTCCGTCATAAGCTGACGAAAAAATATTTCCAAACCACGACCCGACTGACGAAAATACAGCTCTTATGCCCTGCCACACATCTGAAAACCAGTTTACTGTACCTGACCATACTGAAACTATGCCATTCCACGCACTTTCAAAGATATTAGTAAACCATTCAGTGACAGAGCTGAATATATCTTTTATCCCCTGCCATATGTCAGAGAAAAATGTGGCATAGCCGAGAAAAGTTTCTTTTATACTTTCACAAAACGACGGTATTGTTTCTGTGAAGAAGTTTGTTATTGAGTTCCAAACCGAAACAACAGCGTCAAAGATAGGAAAGAAAAAATCATCAAGATTTTCTTGACCTATGGCGTCACGGATCATTGTTCCTATTTCCCATCCTGCGACAGCTGCACCGACAACTGACATAAATTTTGTTGCGAATGTAGTGCCTCCCTCTGCCGCCGAAGCTGTTATAGGTTTATCCAAAGCTTTCAGCTTGTCTTGAAAAACAGTACCAAGCCCAGATAATGATTTGCCCCATTTTTCTATCAGATCTTTTCCTTTAGCCGCAAGATAAATAGCGGTCATCGCCTTTGCTAAGTCAACAAGAACCTCGATACTCTTTTCATCTACACTTTCACATATAGTTCTGAAAGCCTTGCCTAAACCCTTGAGAATGGTAAGCGAAGCACCTGCCGACCATTTTGCTATTGGCTGCAAAAATTCGTCCCATAGCTTTTCTTTAAGCACGGGAGCTGCCGTCTCCCAAACGTTTCTTAACCCCTCTAAAACATCAGCTAGAGTAGTTAAAAATGTAGGTATAGCGTCCTCAATGGTCCAGCTCGCCATAGGGAGCAAAACATTATCAAAGAGCCATGACAGACCACTTCCTATATCATCATTGATTGGAGCAATGGCTTTTGTTAATTCATTAAAGCCCGTAAGAATAGGTGTAAAATCCACCTCATCAGCCCATTCTGATATCTTTTTGCTTATATCGTTGGTGTGCCTGAACATAGCCTCGTAGGCATTGGCTATGTTTTGAACTATGCTTGTGCCAATGTTATTTTCATTCCAGGCTGCACGCAGATTTTTAGCAATACTTCCTATCGTATTATTTATGTTTGTCCATATTTCCAACAAGTCCTCGCTTATTCGCTGACCTGTTCCATTAGACCACACCTCGGCAAATGATTTTCCGACATCAGATAACAAACCGCCTATCTCTGTCCATTTGGACTTCATTGATTTAACAAGCTCATTGCCGCATTTATCCCAAGCTTTTTGCAATGGCTCAAACATAGTTTCAAATTTCTTTTTAAGACTGTCCGTCAAAGCAGATACATCACTTTCTGCCTTTCCCGTATCCACCTCAACGCTAGTCCCGGAAGGCTGCATTATCTCCCCGGCTCCGCTGACCCCAGTGCTGTCTGACTTGCTCTCATCATTCAGCTTGTTCATCTGGTCAAAGCTTGCAAGAGATCCTTCCTGTGCCTCTTGAGTCTGCTGTGCATTGTCGGCTATATCGCTGTAATTATCCGCCGCCTGAGAGGTGCTTTTCACTATGCTTTGAGCCTCGTCTGCACTGTTGCTTAGCTCAAAACCGAACGCCTCTGAAAGTGCCCTCGCCGCACCCTGTGCCAAAGATATGAGCTGTGAAAGCAGACTGTTTATCGCCTTGACAGCAGGCAGAAGAACGTTCATCAGCACAGTGCCGATAGTTGCTCCGAACTCTTTCCATTGTTCAGAAAGTATTCGTGTCTGGTTCGCCCAGCTGTCAGACGTCTTTGCAAAGTCGCCCTGTGCAAGAGCCGTTTGCGACATAACGTAATTGTATCTCAGCTGGACTTTTTCAGCCTGCGACATATCAGCAGTTGATTTCGTGATACCCTTTGAAAGTGCATACGCCTGCAAATTGGCGTCCGTCATAACGATACCGAACTGTTTGAGGGTCTCAGTTTCGCCTGTAAAAATTGATTTCAGAGCCGTGCTTGCCACGTCCTGACCGACATTATAAAATGACGCCATATCCGCAGACAGCCCTGTAAGAGCCACAGCCATATCGCTTGCACTGTCATTTGCAAGACCCATTCCTGCCGCCATTGCCATGAAGTTTGAGCCTGTCTGCTTTGCGGTGAGCTTTGAAATGCCGTAGGTCTTGACAGCAGTGTCAGCGAAGTCCTCCATTTTCTGCTTGGACTCTCCGAAAGCCGTATCAACAACGTTCTGCACTTCCGCAAGGTCTGAGGCTGTTTCTATGGATTGCCTGCCGAAGTCCACAAGCTTCTTGACGGAGAATGCAGCTGTCAGAGCCATTGCAAGGCTTTTAAGCTTTGGCTTGATATCCCCCACCATGTCAGAAAGACTTTTCAAGCCCTTTTCAAAGCCCTCGCTGTTTATGTTGGTGTCAAAATTCAAGCAACCGTCAGCCATTGTCATTCACCTCCCGTCAGTTGTTTCAGAAACTCTTTGTCCTCGTTTTCAGCCCTCTGCTCTTCTGCTGAGAGCTTTCGTTTAAGGTCTATCATATTGCGGTGGTTTCTGTAAAACTCCTGCTCGTATTTTTCAAGCTTTTTGCCCTTGTTAAGCTTTTGCCGTATGCCTATAACAGACGAAAAAAGCCCCTCGCCTATCTCATTGAAATAGCCAAGAAAAGTCCACCAATGAAGATATTTTACCGTCCTCGTTTCAAAGCCTGCCGCCTTGTTCACCGCAGGAAAAATAATACTCTCATCCTGCTCCCAATCAATAGTCTTTGCAGGCTGAACACTCTCCTGCGGAACATCTCCACCGCCCACAAACCAATAAGCCTTGTTGACAGCCTCCTGCAAATGTTCTCGTGGAATATCCTCAGCGTAAAGGCATTTAAGACACACATAGCACTTTTCACGCTCGTCAAGTTCGGGGTCTGCAAAGGCTGAATAGATACGCAGGATTACCCGAAAATCTGAGCGTATGGCATACTCTTTGCCGCCTATTTCAAGGGCTGTTGGCAAACTGCCTATCATTTCAGCAGCTCCCTGAGCAGAGCCTTTTTGTCTTCGTCAGAAAGCTCCGCCACATTGACCGCAGGCTGAGCAATATGTTGATGAGCGATAACAGGTGCGGTGTACTTCTCCACCTTTTCTTCAAGCTTTATCTGAGCCGCCGTCTGTGCTGACTTTATCTCCTGCACCACCACCACAAGAAGCGCTTCAAGAAAGTTCACAAGTACAGGCTTGCCGTTTGAAGCCACAGAGAACACGTTCACGCTTCCGAGCGCCGCCGTACACACATCGCTTCCAAATATGTCATTGACCATTTCTCTTGCACGCTGGTCATACTCTTTGAGAAGCTGAGTTCTGTCCTCTTTTTTCTCACGCTCTGACACTTCTTCTGCGATATTGTCAGCCTTGCTCATAGCGTCCTGTATCCTTGTGATGATACCAACGTCTGACACGTTTATCCTTATCACTCTGTTCTCATCGCCGTTTATAGCGTACTCTTTGTAATTGCCGCTGTTAAAATCTATTGACTGCATTGACATTTTTATCGTCCTTTCTGTATTATGGCAAACAAAAAGCACTCCGCTCTGAACGAAGTGCTTTCATATGTTTGTCATATAGTTTATTCTTCCGTAGTCTTTGCAAACGTTGGCATGCCTGCCGCAAAGGTGACAGAGCCTTTCACTCTGTTTCCTGCAAAGGTGCAGTTGAACGGGATATTTACCCCCCCCCTGTGGTCCGCCATAAGACTGCGGCTTGACTATGACATCTTCCGTCCATGCGTCATACGCACCTGTGGTCTTGTCAACGATGACTTCAAGCACGCTTGTCTTGCAGGCGTCACCGGTAAGACGATTCATCATGATATCCTTGAGCTTTTCGTAAAGTGCGTCACCGGGCTTTGCATAGAATGTGTCAAGGTCGAACTCAGGCTCATAGCCGTTGTCCTCAACTGTGGTTTCATCAAGGATATTCTTCTTTGTGGAAGTGTCAGGATTGAGTGCCACACTTGCGTCCTCAACGTCCTTGCCGAGAAGATACCAGCTTGGTGATGAGGCGACCGCTGCGAATGTAGTGTCAAGATAATGCAGAAGATGACTTCTGTTGAGCTTTCCGCTCTTGTATGAATAATCAGGCATATGTTTTCCTCCTTTTATATCTGATACTGTGCCGCTATCTGCAATTGATACTGCACAGTATCGTTTGTGTTTTCGTTTGGTATTGCGTATATCATTCCGTTTGCACAGGTGAGCTTTTCAAGAACGCCTGTCCTTTCCTCGTCCTCTGTTATGGTAGTGAACGTGGTATCTCGGTGCTTGTCTGCATAGCTTTCAAGCCACATCTGCAATTCAAGCAGTACGCCGCTGTTTGACATTCTGTCAAAGTCGTTCATAGACTGATACACCGCATAGAGAATGAAGTTATGCTGTCTTGTCTGACCGCCCAGAATATCAGAGCTTATAAGGCTGTCGCCTGTTGAGGACAAGCCGTAATTTGTTGGCGTATCATCGGTAAAGTCGATATGGATATCGTTGCAAACCTCCGATATTTTCGGAAACTGCTGCAAGATATCTTTCACAAGCTCGATTATGTTCATTTCGCTTTGCCTCCCATTATCGCCGCCGCTCCTCTGAGTATTTGCTGTTTCTTGTCGGCTTTCATTCGCTCAAACCAAAGCTTACCGGCAAGTGGCTCTTTAAAAGTGCTGTAAACAAGGTCTTTGTCGGTAAGCACTTTCTTTTCTCCATGTCGGGCGTAAGACGAGCCTGTAACAGATGATACCATAAGCTTGCCGTAATACTGATAGCGTGCGTAAGGTGCAAGATACTGTATCTTGCCACTGCCTATTTTTGTGCCTCTCGTGGCAGACTTTCTCAGATTAGTGCTGAGGGTAGGTGTATACTTCACCATATGCCTTATGCACTCAGCGTCAATAAACTTTTGAGCCTTATCAAAGCGTTCTGAATACTTGCCTGCAAAGGACTTATCCCAAGTGATAGCCCTGCTGTCCATAGGCTGACCTATCTTCATTTCACGCTCACCTCCATATGTGGCAGACCGCCGAACATATAATCATCAATGCTCATTACCGTAACAAAGTCATACTCCGCACGGAACATTTTCATGCTCTCAGATATGCTCTGCGGCGTTTGATTATCGAACTCAAACTCGCATTTCCCTCTCACAAGCATATCCTTTGCAGGGGTTTTCGGTGCATTATCATCATAGAAATACACCCTTGTGCTGTCTGGGGTCTGCATACCGCTTTTCACGATACTTCCCGACTTATTCTCACACCAGTAAACTTTCTCTGCATACTTCCGCACAAATCCCTCTGTCTGCTTGTCGAAAAGATACACCGTGCAATCGCTGTTTGCAAGCATTTACCTCACCCCTCTGTAAAGCAGCCCTGTTCCGCTGAGCCATTTGTACACGATATCGTGAACGGCTCTGTCAGCGTTCTGCCTGCGGATATCTGAGCTTTCATATGACTTTGACCAGCCCCCAACGCTTTCGGAAGATACCCCCTGAGTGCCACCCTCCTGCTCTGCCTTGAAGATATTCTCCGCAAGTTCGCAGCAGCACATTTTCACTTCTTCGGGGATATCGTTCTCGTCAACGTTGTCAAGGGTATATCGCTTCATAAGGCTTGTGGCTTGCATTGCATAGAAGTCAAAAGCGGCAGATATGTCAGGCTCTCTGCCGCAAAGATAAACGCCTATATAATAGCTCTCGCTTGCATATGCTTTCATACTGCCGCACCTCTTTACTTCTTGAATCTTGCAAGCACTACCTTTGACTGATCTGAGATAGCCACGGTGTAATGCTTGTCAGCAGATATAACTGTGCAGCGCTTTGTGCTTCTTCTCTCTGGTTCAACGTTGGTGTCACGCTTGAGGTAGATAGTCAGAGCTGATGTTTCGTCATCTGTTTCAGTATCAGCGTTGAGCTTGATGATAGGGCATATGTAGAAAGTGCCAGCCTTAACAGCGGCGTTCTTTACAACATAGTCACCCACCTTTGGAGTGTAGCCATCTGCACAAGGCGTTACTGAGCCGAGCTTTATCTGTGATGCAGTCGGTGAAGCTGTGCTGTCCGCAACGACTTCCTTTGCACCCTCTGCGTCGCTGTCAACTCTCACATACTGTTCCGGGATAGCCTCGTTAAGTGAAACCTTCTTTGACGGAACGATACGGCAGTTCGCTATTTTGCCTATCTCGCCTGTCATTACCACATTGCCGTCATACTTATCTGCTGAAATGAAGTTCGGGTCCTTTCTAAGCTGTGAGTTCTGATGAGGATTAATAAACATAGCCTTTTCGGTGTTCAGCTCCTCATTGAACTTGTCAACAGCGTCAACAATGCCGCTGTAAGAGATAGCAGAAGCCGAGCCGTCATAGATAAGCTGGGCTTTCATAAGTGCGTCCATGCTGTCTGCGTCCACCTTAGAAGCGATAGACATTGCAAGCTGTGAAGTCGCCTGACCTGCAGGGTTTCCATAGCCGCTGAGAAGCGCTTCATCAGTTATCTCCACCGCTTTCATGGCTTTCTTTACCTTAGCCTGAGTGGAGTCTGTTTCAAGCTTGACAGTTTCGGCTTCAACGCCCTCTGCAACATCAACTGCGTCGCCGATATACTTGTACTGCGGCACTGTGATAGTGTCTCCGGGCACGCCAACGAGCGTTCTGTCTATCTTCGCAAAGGGAGATACAGTTATCTTAGACTCTATCTTTGCGTCGATCATGTCACTCATTACCTCAGGATCGATAAGGTCGGTGATCTTTGTCTGCTCTGCGAAATACTGCATAGAAATTCTAATGCCATTTGTCATTTTCATAATATCCTATCCTTTCAACTGTTCGTATTTTTCGGGGTCTGTTCGTTTAAGTTCCAACCTCTGCATATACCCCATTTTTGCAAAGGTTTCCTTGCTCACTTCACCTGCGGCAGGCGTTCCTGTGGGAGCAACCGGGTTCTTGATAGGCTCGGAGCTTTCAAAAAGATAATCGTTATCTTTCTTCACGTTCTCGATAGCCGTCTTGATATCCTCAGCCTGATTTTTGGAAGCTTTGAGAGTTTCCACATCAAGCAAAGCTTTAAGAGCCTTGACGTTTCTTGCCTTGCTTGCCGAGATAGCGTTATCAAGGGTAGCGTCAAACTCCATATCAGATATCTTCGCCTGATACTCGGTATCTTTCTTAGCAAGGTCAGCGGTGAGCTGTGCGACTTTGCCGTTAAGCTCCTTGACGTCCACGCCCTCAAATTCTTTGAGAGAGTTCTGTGCGGTATCAAGGCTGTCCTTATAGTTATCACGCTCCACCTCAAGGCGGCTTTTTACCTTTTCAAACTCAGCCACAGTCTTATAATTCTCTGCCACCTGTTTTGTGATGTCCTGTTTCTTGTCCTCAGGGATAACGATACCCAGAGAGGCAAGGATCTCAAAAATGTTCTTCATATGTTTGTCCTTTCTACATAGCTTATATACCGCTCTGTCTGCGGTGTGAAAGTCTGGCAGTTTAACGTCATATCAAGGACGAAATGGTATGAAAAAAGCACCCGTTAAGGTGCTTAGTTCCGATATTTGGGTATAAAAATACCGCCCGACATTAGTCAAGCGGTAAAATTATCATTTGAAATACTCTGTAAGTTCAACTTCTGAATCAATGTACACAGCGTCAATATAATAACTGTTGTGTACGATTATCTTCTTTCCGTTTAATATGTATATCTGCGTTTGTGAGCCGTCAACATCTGTCAGCATATCGGACCGTTCAATGCCTGGAATATGCTTTTCCAATGCTGCACATTGCTTTTCAAAAATTTCTTTGTCCGCAGCCGTGCAAATATTGTATTCATATTTTTTCATTGCTTATCATCCAATCCATACCTTTTATCTACTGATCTTCGTGTTTTTACAGCGGTCTTCAAAGTGTCTGCTACGGCTTCTTCTCTGCTCATGTTTTTTCGTACCATTTTATTTGATACCAAGTCTTCAAAAGAAATGATAGGGTCGGTCTGGTCAAGGGTTTTACGAGCTTTTTGATCTTCCATTAACTCTCTTGCCTGAAAGCGATACTTGTTACGCAGTTCACAAGCTTGTCTTGCCTGTTCTTCAATAGACTTGCTTTTATCGATAAGCTGAGGGATATTTTTGTTATGGTGTCTGTACCACTTTCGCACGTCTATATCAGACATCTTACCTTTCATATCAATTATATCACTATAATCTTTTTGCGTCAAGTCTATCTTGGTTTTTCCAGCCCCGATATTCCCTAATCCGTCTGCATTCACACGCTCTCTCTGCTGGGGCAGACCCATTGCTTTTGAAAACCTTGTATACTCCTGGGAAGTGCCACGATATTTACAGCGTGCGTTGATGATATCCTCCTCATCAGCACCTGCCTCTTCAAGAAGATGTATCTTCTGCCGCTGGGCTCTCATTGCAGTTTCAAGCTTTCTTTGCCGCTGTAAAGCTTCATACTTTGTGTACTCTTTATCGCCGTACTTAACAGGCTTGTTCTCCTCTGCATTCATCTGTGCAAGCTCCTCGTCTGTATAGGAACGCTCAGATATGCCGGGGATAAAGGGGTAATAATCGTGATAGCAATTCGCTCCGCACAGACCTGTCACAGTACCAAGACCGCAGATAGTTTCAAGCTCTTTTTTGCTGTAGACCTTGCCCTGCCATTCTTGGTGAGAGGGTCTTGCTCCGCTGTGCCAAGTGACTTCAAAATAGTCCGTGCCAAGCTCTTTGGCGTTGTCCTCATTCATTTTTGCGGTTAGCTGTGAAAGCCCTGTCATCACCGAACGCCTTGCGGCTACGTCTGCCCTGTTGCTCCAGCCTGTGGCATAGTCCACAGTACGCAGACCTGAGTTCGTCATATCCGAAATGACTTTCTTTATGACCGTGTTATAATCGAACGCTCCGCTTGCTATGCCCATTATGGCGTTGTCAAGGCTCTGCTGATAGAAGTCAGCCGCCTGCGTGAATTTAAGTTTGCCGTCAGGCTGTTTTACTGCAAATCCAAGTGACTGAGATATGTTTTTAAGCTCCCCCGAAGTCTGCTCCGATACAGCCGACAGCAGCCTTTGCAGACCCTCATTTTCTTCAAGGGGTATCCGTGCCTTGCCTTTGGTCTTGTATATGCTATCGTCCCATTCATAGCCTTTTTGCAGGATATCATTGTACAGCTCTTTTATCTCAGCTTTGGAGAGGTCAAGGTTATCGGCTATGGCTTTCTTTATCTCACGCTTGCTCATTCCAAGCTCGTGAAGTTTGTATATCTGCCAATCTGCCGAACGTGTTATCTCGCCGTTTATCTTTATCCTGCGGACAATATCCTCCATTATCTGCATTTCAAGGTCACGCAGGGGCTTGTCAAGAACCATTGAAACTCGCTCTATCTCGCTTGCTTTGAGCATTATTCTATAACCTCTGCGGTGCTGTCGGAGGTCATTTTCTTAGCCGTTTCCTCGTCCTCACCATACCATTTCATTCGGTATTCCCACAGTGGCATAATGCCCATAGAAACGTCCTGACGATCGCTTGCACGCTTTGTTTCATCATCTGCAAGGATGCTGTCCTCGAAGTTCACAGACAGCTCATAACCGCTTTGAGTAAGCCCATTATAAAACGCCAGCGAATAGCACAGGTCTTCAAGGCAGACACGGAGGTTATTCTGTATCGCCGTGACAGTATCAAACTTTCTCTGCTTTGAGGACTTTATCTCTGTGGCTGTCTTATCAATTGTCTGTGGGTTTGAGATATCCCCATAGGACAGCCCCACAGAAAATTCTATCTCACGCTTGTATTCTTCAAGTCCTGCGATAAAATCAGCCTGTCTTAACTGCGGTGAGAACTCGTGATAAAAGTCACCGCTCGTGCCAGCCGACACATTTACCCCTCTGAAAAGCCGTTCATTGAGCTTTGGCATTTCTGCACGCTTCTTACCTGTGAACGGGTCTGTCACAGGTCTTAGCACAGCCTCGTCAACGTCTATGGCACGCTCCCCAGATTCAAACTCCCAATCGAGCCTGCCAAACTGGATATCAGCTTTTCTTATGACTTCTTCCGCCCCTGCGAACACTGATACGCCTGAATGTGAACCGTCAACTGTATTGTCGATAGGGTTGACATAATAGCCGAAAGAGGGTCGCAGCATAAGGGGATAGGCCACCTGAGGGATAAGCTCTGCCCACTCTGCAACAGCCGTGAGAGGTATCTCAGCCCCGAGAGATATGCCGTCATTGGAGCGAAAAGCCCTGTTTGTGATAGTCAGCCCTTTTTCATAGTCCAGAGCGTGATATTCAAGCCTTATGCGGTAATCATTATCGCCCATGCGTTTTATCTCAGGGAAAATGACCTTTATAAGCCTGCCGTTCACGTCATACTCCACAGGAATGAACTGCGACTGCGGAACATACTGCACCTTATCAGTACCCAGCGGCTTTATTATCATTGCTCCTGTTGCAAGACCTCTTTGCAGATTTTTGTTGAGGTTTTCAAGGGCGTTTTTCATTATGGCATCAAGCTTATCGTTGGAAACTTTCAGGGTCATTTCATTGATAGCCGTGTTCGCAAACTCCCTCACAACAGCGTGTTCAAGCCGCAGAGAGTGAACTCCCTTGGGTGCTGCATTACCTGCATACATTCTATCCCACTTGTCAATAGCTCTTATCATGCTGTCCGTCACGGCGATATCAATACTGTAAACGCCCTTTATATCTGACTTTGAAAGCATTCTGCTTATCCACTCCCTTATTTTTGAAATAATGCCCATAGCTTACTGACCCCGCCTTTTCCATACTCTTTCCGTTGCATACCGAACGGCGTCGATAACGTGGTCATTGCCATCGGGATAGCCGCTTATAACATTGCCCTCTTTATCCCTGTCATACTCGCAGTTGATGAACTCCTCGCAAGCCACAGGACAACGCTTGTTATCTATAACGATACTTCGCAGAGATTGCAGCCACTTATATGAATACTCCCTGCTGTTAGGACCTTTCTCTGCACCTCTCGCAAGCAAGCCGTATGCTCTGTAATCCTCAACAGACTTATTCTCTGCACTGTCGCAGGTGATAAGATCGTTTGCCGTGATACCAAGCTCAAGCAAATGCTTTGCGGTATCAATATTCTTTGTTTTGTTGCAGGTGTACTCCTGCCATATGAACAGCGTGTGCTGAGCAGGAGCATAATGCAATCTGACAAAAGCGTAAAGGTCGGGATACCAGCCCCAGTCAACGCCGTTATAGATGTTATCAAACTGCGCTATCTCGTCGTCGGTTATCTCTCTTATGAGGACGTTATCGAAAACATTGCCACCAGTACCGTTTGCAACGCCCATATACTCGTTCTCATAGGCAGTGGGATTGGTTTCTTTGAGAAATTCGGCGTCATCAAGAAAAGGCTTGCCAAGCCACTTTTTCGGCACAGTTAGATAAGTGCTTTCGGTAACGAGTCTGTCCGTTCTCGGCACTTTGATATACTTATTCGCCCAGTTCTGAGCCGACTTCGGAGGGTTGAAAGACTTGAACTTATATGCTCTCTCGCCGCCTCTTATAACAGACTGTTCTATCGTTCGCACAGCTTCTTCACCGCCGAACTGGTCAAGCTCCTCAAACCACACGATGCCGATATAGCCAAAAGGTGGCTTGATAGACTTCATCTTGTACGGGTCATCAGCACCACGAAAGTATATTTTCTGCCCTGTTGAAATGCGTGTGATCTCAAGGGGCGACTTTGTGCAGGAAAACTCATCATCAAGACCAAGTGCAGATATTGCCCAGAGTATCTGAGAATAAACGCTGTCTTTAAGAGTATTCGCCACAGCACGAAGGACGCAGGCGTGCATATTCTCGTTCTTCATCAGCAGGTCGATAACGTTCAGACCGCAGAATGAAGATTTAGTCGAGCCACGTCCGCCGGGAAAAACATACTCGGAATGTTCCTGCTCTGCAATATCGAACAGGACGGGTGAGAACGTAGGAGCGACAAGGCTCGCAGGGATACCGCTGTACGCCTTATCGGGCATAGAAACAGGCTCAAGCTTTTGTTTTTCAAGCCTGAGCCTTGCGTTATCGTATTTTATCTTATGTTTGAGCATATCGTCATCACGGATAATGTCACGCAGCTCTTTCACCGCCGCAACGTCCCCTTGCTTAGCCCTTGCCATAAGAGCCGCATTCACAAGCAGCATATTATTTATGAAGTCAGGGTCAAGGCCGTTAAGGTCAATGCCCTGCTCCACGAGGAACTCATAGTCCGCTCTGGTATTGGCAGGCTGTTCAAGCAGAAAGTCCATCACCTGCTTCATAGTCTTTTTACGCCTGCGGACTTCGCCTGATTTTTTACCGCCTTTCGACTGTTCTTCGACTGTTAACTCATATCCTCCGGGTATTAAATTCTGTTCATTCGGCATTCACCTCACCTCTCTTTTGACAGTACAAAAAAAAGACACCTTATGAAACGATGTCCTTCATAATTTAAAGCTAACATATCCTTATTGCGTAAAAAATATACTTAGTCTTTATTTGATTTGCATTTATCTATATTTTTATATTCAAATACAAATTCATTGAGTTCAAAGGTCTCCATTTTTCTTTTTCTTAATTCATCTGCTCGTAATCCCTCTGTGATATACGCAGATTTCTGCCCTATTTCACTAGATTTACTAATAAAATCAGGTTCAGCTGATTCACCTCTGAGCATTTTTTCGACATCTTCCTTTATTCCCATCATTCTCACCTCACAAACAATTTATTCTAATACAGAAACCCAATACTGCCATAATTATTGAGATAACTATACAAGTCAAAGATCTATTATACAACATAAATAATTTATCCAGCAAAGAATTATTATAATGAACAGATTTAATTATTTGATTTACATACGCTTTATACAAAATTGATGTTGG